AATGAGACCAAGGTGTCCGCCGATACCGCGTGTTTGTCGTTGTTCAATAATATTTGATTGAGTGCAGAATACATTATTACAGAGTAATACATTATCTTACATTTATATAGTTTTATGAAAACGAATAGTGATAGTGATAGTGATGAATACGACTCCGATTTCGAAGGATCAAACAATGAATACGACTCCGATTTCGAAGACCCGGACGTCGCCAAAGACAAAAACGTCAACACTGAAAACGCCAATACCGCTAACGCCAGCACTGAAAACGCCAATACCGCTAACGCCAGCACTGAAAACGCCAATACCGCTAATGCTAACGCCAGCACTGAAAACGACAGAACTGAAAACGCCAGAACTGAAAACGACAGCACTAAAGCCGACAATACCGCTAACGCTAACGCCAGCACTGAAAACGACAACAATACCACTAATGCTAACGCCAACACCAGCAATACGCAACCCGATAGTGTAAATGTAGGCTTTGTGCTTGATAACAATGTATTTAGAATTACCAAGGATACATTGAAAAAGTTATTAGAATACTTAATGTATGATTACAATTTAAAAAATATTACTATTTATAATACAAAAATAACAAATGAAATTCTTAAAAGCGTAACCATATCAGAAAAGATACCGATTGTCCCGGGGAAACGAATTTTAATTATTATGTCTACTGATGATACAAATATACTACAAGAGATAATACTTAAAATTAAATTACATATGGGAATAAAATATAATATCGTATATTTTACAGTAAAAACGGGCAACATTTCAAAATTAGAAACATTACACAGTATAAAAAAAACAAAAACGGAAGATACAAACGAGTTTTATTTGGGGTTTGTTATTGATAATAATGCTAAACATAATGGGTCTTTATATACATACATAACGAACCATAAAAGCGAAATACAAATGTTATTACAAAAATATAACATTAATGGTATTCAATTATACAGTAAGGTTAAAATAGAAAATGATGACATAGAATATTATGACACTGATCAGGTAGCATTTACGCGTCAAAAACGTGAATCTCTATATTTTACATATTTTATCTTTTCGTCAAGCAAATTAGTAGACACGTATGGTTTTATTCTTTCAGTATTACCTAAAATTAAAGCAGGTATTGATGTCAGTATTTTTAGAATACCTGTATCGAAAATAAATCAAATCAGCAAAAAGGCTCTATTCATAAAATCTATTAACTCGCCACCAACTACACAAAAACAAGCACAACAAGCACGACCACAAACTACACCAAAACCACAACAACAACAAGCACAAGCACAAGCACGACCACAACCGCCACGACCACGACCACAAGCGCAAGCACGACCACAAACTACACCACAACAACAACCACGACCACAACAACAACAACCACGACCACAAACTACACAAAAACAACGACCACAAACTACACAAAAACAACGACCACAAACTACACAAAAACAACGACCACAAACTACACAAAAACAACGACCACCGCCCACACCAAAACCACAACAACGACCACAAACTACACCACAACAACAACCACAACAACGCGATTATACGTTAGACCAATTAAAGTCGTATAAATCACTGTTAGAATTATACAACAGACAGAGTACAGGTGGAACGGAGGATTGTATATCCAAAGGGTTGTACCCTAGAATGTATCTGCCTAGTAGTGATCATAAAGATTTAATTCACGAGATTGAACGACTTCATTATTTCGTTTTTTATCCAGGCAAAAAAAACAATGGTTGCGAAGCAGACGCTACGAAAAAATTTCAATGTCTAAGTAATATGAAAGAATATTTAGATCAACATAAAAATAATATAGATAAAAATAATTACAACCCGATAAATTTATATAAAAAGATATGTGATGATTACAAGACGACTGGAGGTAAAATCAATACACGCAAACACAAAACAAATAAAAAACACAAGAAAAACAGTAAAACGCGTAAATACATTCGTTGAATGTCTAATATCTATTCTCCAGGGTATTCAACCTATAGAATAGAATAACCACATGCGTATTTTAATGTCTATTCTCCAATTCTGTACCTCTCGGGGTACAGAATTGGAGAATTAGCATATGTCTTTCTTTACAGGGTTTTTACCCTGGAGAATAGACATTAATGCACATGTGCATCGTTTTTGTAGAAGTAGCATATACGCTTTCATATATGATTTTTATCATATATGAATAGACGTTAACGTCTATTCTCCAGGGTGAAAACCCTGTAGTATAGCGTATATGCTATGATTCCATTTCTGTGCCCCGGGAGGCCAAGCGATTGTCGGTCTCAAACCGACAACGCGCATATGCGCGTTGATGTTTTTAGAACATCAACTGCTTAACAGAAATGGAGAATAGACATTAATATAAAATTATATTCTATATGAATACACTATAATGACAAATAACACTAAAATACAATACGTATACTACATCAATCTAGAAACCAGAACCGACCGCAAAGAACACGTGGAACAGCAACTCCGTCATATTGGTTTAGACGCCACTCGATTTAACGCCATTTCACATGAAGTAGGCGCAATCGGATGCGCAATGAGCCATTTGGAACTCATACGAATGGCCAAACGCAAAAAGCTAGACCATATTTTAATAGTGGAAGATGATATCCTGTTTTTGAAGCCCGATGTGTTTCAGTCCAGTCTTTCGCGTTTTTTGGCGTCAGGCCGTGCGTTCGATGTATTGATGCTTGCTGGAAACAATATGGGTCCATTCCGCATAGAAGACGATACGTGTCTTCAAGTTCGCCGGTGTTTTACGACCACGGGGTATTTGGTTCGGGAGGCTTATTACGACCGATTGATAGACAATATTGAAAAAGGGTTGGAATTACTTCAAGAGAACCCCCAAAAAGGCAATTTGTATGCGATAGATGTGTATTGGACTGCTCTCCAACAACAGGATTTGTGGTATTTACTAACACCATTATCTGTCATACAAATGCCAGATTATAGTGATATAGAACAAAAACGGGTAGATTATTCCAGTCTGATGCTAAATTTTAATAAAAATCCGATGAGCCACGTAAAGAGACGTTCCATGTTTATGCTGTAGTTGGCCTATATTCAAACGGCCTTTTTTTGCCATATATGTGTATTTCGCCTCTCTTTTTCTTCGAGTTGTATAATTCTCGTATCCCATTTCTGTTGGTGTTTATGTATTTTCTGTAAATCCGTTCGGCAGAATAGATTGTATTTACTTGGGTAGGGTTTTCATCTGTTTTGTCTCTATTAATGTCAACTTTTTTTACGTGTAAACAACCGCTGAGTTGAGTTTGAAATTCATTACTCTGTTCATTAGTCAATGTATTTCTTCTGTCAATTGTTTTAATGTTGGTCAAGTATCCTAGAGCTTGATTTTGTAGTTCTACCATTTTTTCATAACACAAAAATTTAATGTCAGAATACATTTGGGAATTATATTTTATATGATGAAACACATTATTCATGCCGATATTATTTCCTCTACACGCATTACTAACTTGTAATGAAAGTTGTTCTGTTATTTTGGAAACATAGGTTCTTGCATAATCTATTATTTTACAAATGTAAAAACACGGAAATGAACATATTATATTATTATTCTCATCATAATAGGTATAAACTACATAATCATCTTTATTTTCAAATAAAGGCGCAACCAATATATTTGTTTGATGAAGGTCGTTGTGTTTATAGATATCACCTAAGTCAACTAAAGTATAAAATATTTGATAGTATAAGCAATATAAATAATAGCAATCGGGTTTAGTGTCTAAATAATCTTCAAGTGTCATGTTGTTATTTACAAATTGCGTTAATAATCCATATTTTCTCGGGTTATTGCATATATCTTTTATATCAACCGATATGTTTATGTTTTCTTCTATTGATTTTTGTTGTTCAAAATCTACCATATAAATTGTTTCAATAAAACATGTATAATTCTTGGATACAACATTATAAAATAATACGCCGATTTTATACTCATAATATAAACTATCCCCTTGAAACCTGTATTCATTAGTATCGTTGCTTTTTAATAATAGATAGTTTATTTTGTCATTTTTTATGAATTTTACCTTATACACATAAGAGTTCATCCCAGTACTATCATGGATTTCTTCTAAACTATCTAGGTTATATTCTTTCCAAACATCATTAAAATATTCTTTTGTTTCATTGTAGGAAAGTAATTCTAGTTGTTCTCTGTGGATGTTCTCTGGGGGTGTTCTCTGGGGGTGTTCTCCGATTGGTGTATCAGATTGTGATATTCGTTCAAAAATAAATGGCCGCTTTCCATCAATAGTAAGTCTATGTGTAACGTCTTGTCCATAGTTTTTAATATGACCTAACAGAATTCTACAAAGTTCCGAATAATTATTTGCTCGGTTTATTATTTCGATTTTTGCGTTTATTCTGTTGTATAATTCTATGTTATTACTGTTAATTTGTATCATTCTCTGCGTTTCAGTATTTATGTAATTAGACATTTCGCGAATTAACGTATTATTATAAAACTCGGAAATTACATTGTCTGATTTAAATTTGGTTGAGTTTGAGTTATCTATTGATGTTGTTATGTTGGATAAATAACATCTGTCGTTTGATAATATTAAAGGAATATATCTTATGTTAAAACTTACTTCATGATCAGTATAGTTGATTTGAATATGTTTGTTATCCGGAGTAAACTTCAATAAATACAAATTATTAAATGTAATACCTGCGTTATAATATATTCTATTCATTTTATTTAATGTGTAATATAATTGATAAAGTATTGTAAATATGTTCCTGATGAAATTATCACCAAGGGTTGTCATGTCTGTATTATTTACGGATGGATTGCTAAAGTATGTATATATCCCTTCTTTAACATATTCATGGAATAATTTCAGTTCAAACGTATTGTCTAACGTATTGTCTAACAAAATATGTTTGGAAAAAATAGTGGTTTTTTTTATTTGTTCCATATTTTCTGGCCAATATTCACTTGGTCGTTGAATGTCCGTTATGGATGTACCGTCTGACCACAACATTTTTCTATGTAAAAATTGTGGAAATATATTTGAAAAATGGTTTAATCCGTTGAATGATACATAATATTCAAAATATGGATATATTATTTTTGTATTATTGTATATTTGTCTAATTATTTTTTTGTCATCAATCTCAACCATTTCGGCTTGAAATAAACTATTGTTTCCACCAATAGTAGCGTATTTTAGTAGTTTTTTAATTGACTTTCGCCGTTTAGATGTTTTTCGTCGCTTGCCAGACTTTCGCCGTTTAGATACATTTCTCTTTTTTACAATACCTTTATTTCTCATATATACTAATATTATAAAATTGTCATTTGTCATATACCTTATTTACGTCTTTAGAGAATTTATGGTATTTTGTTTTATCATAAATTTTGAAATCATATACTACGATTGTGTACTGAAATATTCTTCTATTCTCCAAATCTGGTTTTTTAATGTCTATCTCCAGGGTAAAAACCCTGGAGAATTAGCGCATATGCTCGTTGTCGGTTTATGACCGACAAACACTTGACCTACCGGGGAACAGAATTGGAGAATTAGCGCATATGCTATGATCCAATTCTGTTCCTCCCGGGGAACAGAATTGGAAAATAAACTTTTTAAGCGGTAGCATTACGTTCTACCGACACACGCTCCTCCATCGACGTGCCGGAAGTATGAAAATAGTTCTTCTTGTATTCTTCTTTTTGAATTTCGGTCATCAATAACACATCTTCTTGAATATTAATATAGTTTAAATAATCCTTAATTTCTTGCATTGTTTCCGCTGGAATAAACGACAAGTTGATGAAAATACCACTCTTGTTTTCATTCAGCTTTACGTTTGTATTTTTCTTCAGGATTTTCAAAATCTCCACGTGATGTGCTTTGGTCATACCTTCAATCTGGTTTTTAATATGTTCTAATTCCAATGTTCGAGCACTCATTTTATTTGTGTGTGCGTGTGTGTATTCCTGTATCGTGTTTATTTTATATTTTTATATAATATACTTATGCCAAAACGCACAATACGTAAAAATCACAAACGTAAAAATAAACGCACAAAAACAATAAGAGCCAAACAAAGGCGCATAACGCCAACTCGGGTAATTTATCGTGCTGGAAATAAGGACATTTGTAATAGTATTATCAGTATTATAAACAATAATAATTATAACAAAGAAATTATAACAGAGAATGAAAACGTGAAAACATATAAAATAAGTGTAAATAATAAAAATTATATTTTAAAAAAAAACAATTTATTCCACAGCTACGACAATTCTTTTTATGAATATTATGTAGGAAAAAATTTCATATCTAACTATGTTAATAAATACCCAAATTTTATGGTAATGTCGTGTTTATTGTTATATAAAAAAAGCGAACAGAAATACACTAACATTGATTACGATGACAAATTTTACTCAATTGATGAAAATGAACAAATATTAAAGTTCTCGTGTAAATTGAATAAGAATATTTTTGATGTTTATACTGTTTCTGAGTTTATTGAAGGCAATAGTTTTAAAGATCATTTAACATCTTTGAACCCAAAAAATGGTAGTTTAGAAAATTTAATACAAAAAATAAATTCCTACATAGTCATATTGTATCAAATTTATTTCGTGTTAAGACAATTAAATACCAAATATACACATTATGATCTACATACAGGTAATGTTTTATTATGTCCGAATAATAAAGTTAAATATTTTAGTTTTCCCGATAGAGATCCTAATGGAGATAAAATTCAGCCGCTAATTTTGCGGAGTAATTATACCGCAAAAATTATTGATTTTGGTAGAAACTATTTTAATAACGATAAATTCGATAATTCAAAAGTATTTTTAGATAAAATATGCGAGTTATGTGATAAATGTGGTATTGACAATGGATACGGAATTCTCCAGCATGGTAATTATAGAAATTACGATAACCATACGTTGAAAAATGAACTATATTGTGAGAAAGATACTGCTTATGACATACGTTTTATTACTCCATCTAAGCCAAATCTTTCTGCTGACCTAATTCTTTTGAATTATTTCGTTGAAGAATGCGATAAACATTTAAAAAAGTACGATACATCTATTTTTAAGTTATATGGGTTTAGAGTAGATTATCTATCACAATATTCTACACCCGAAAACTTAAACGCAGGCTTAGAAATCTCACAAAAAATAATAACTAATGTAATGGATGCTGAAAAAATTTTAAAACTTATTATTAAAGAACAAAAACTAAATATCATCCCATCCAGCCAAATACCCAAGGACCAAGTATTCGAATATACATATGTTAAATCGTAATGTAAGTCCTCAAAAATAAATGATGTAAAATGATTATAAATATTACATTATTTTTTACGAAACGCCGCCGTTCCATTTCGTTCATGACTTTCAAACACCATCTCCCAATCCGGATGGTTTTTCAATTCTTCCACTATTTTGGCACATTTAAACGTTCGTGTATCGTCTAAAGCCAAAACACGGCATCGGTCGCGAATACACAAATACTCAAACCACGTAATGAATTCGCCCCCATCCAACAAAACCACATCGAACACTTTGGGTATTTCTGGACGATGTAAAAAGACCTTCTTGTTTTTCATATTTTCTAAATCTACCGTATTCCAATACGCAAACAGTTTGTTCTCATTTAGTATGGGGAAAATCGTCCTAACATCTCGTTCCGTGAGTTCATTGGTTAACACTTCATTGAGAATATGAACATTCGGTATATGTTGGTATCGTTTCCTGGCCAATTCGCTTTTTTCTGGATGACATTCCAGTGAATAAAATACAAAGGGTTGTTCGCGTTTGGCAAATCCATCAATAAAACACCGCGTGGAACCCAATCCGTTCCACGTTCCGACTTCTAAATAAGAAACATACTTGGTGTTTTGCGCACATTCGGCTAAAAAGGCGCCAATGAAACTATCCGTTCCGATTTGTCCTTGGTTATTCTGGGTAAGGTCGTTAAAGTGGTTTTTGTCTGTGCTATCCCAAATCATGGTATGCGTGTGTATGTATGTATATATATCCCTCTTTTTAGGTCATGTTTATAATATAATATAAATGTGCTAGGCGCATTCTTATAGAATGTTGTTCTATAAGAATAGACTACAATACCAACCAACTGTGTTTTTATGATTTTCATAAAAAATATACATTACAGAAATATACGCGTTGTATTACCTACCTGTTCCTGACACTTGTCTGACTAACCTTTTACACATCCACTATAATATCTTCTAAATCCGCTTCTCCCTCCATCATCGTCAATTTGGGTTTGCGTGTGGTTTGTTCTCTTGCTCTTTCCTTGCCCATATCCACTAGTGTAGCAATTGCGCAAATGTTGGTGTCGTTTATTTCAAAACGCGTTCCCACAATACGCACATTGATTTTCATATTTTCTTTGATTTGTGAAAACAATTTATTCGTGTAATTGTGGTCGCGAATAATAAACACGGTCAACGGAACAATCCCTTCTTCTGCGATGACCTCAGCGTGAATACCGGCTTTGGTAATGGTTTTGGTCGTACATTCCACTATCATTCCTTCTGTTGGATAACACACCATACATTCATATACCACCGTATATTCCACGAACTCGCCATTGATATTGCCACTGGAATAGTTCACGATGCGAACGGAGTTGGGACGAATATATCCCTCCGCAATACATTTGCCTTCTACTTGTTTCACGATTTTGCGTTCCAAATTCTGTTTTAGCGTTTTTCCGATTTCGGTTATTTTGAGTATAACCTTTTTTTGTAGTGAGGATCGATGGAACACACCATACACGTTTTTCTTGTCAGCGACGGGTTGCGTTTTATTCATATTTGGTTTAGGGGTTTGAAAAGACAATATAGTATAGAATGCGATAAGTTGTTTATGTTTGTTTGCGTTCAATTTTATGACTTTTGTACTGTTTTCATAAAATTGAAATCCTTTTATGATATCATACAAAATAATATAAACGATATCAAATTCTGTGTATTTTCTAAAATGCTGGGTCAAATAGTTGTTCTAAATTCGGGCAGTTTCATTACATTCAATGAAAAGGATAAAACCGCCCCCGAAGATTGTCCGAATATAAATACGGTTCCAATTAGTGTAGTTTCGTATTACGTGTCGTTGCGCAAAAGTAAGCCTATTCGCGCGTTTGTAAATAAACAATTGGTAAACGATGGTGCGAATACGTATTTAGAAATGCTGTTTAGTATCTACAAGACAATCGGTAAAAAAACGCTGTTATCTCGCACAATACTAAACATGACAACTGAAGTAATTAACGATAAGGGCTATGTTTATTATGACGAATTTGGACTGTCCATACAAAGCGCCGACGAATTGCGAGTTATAAATGAGATGTTTAGCTGGATGGGGTTTTACAAACACACACTGGAACTATTTGTAGAATTGCGAAACGGCGAAATAATCAAAATTGTCAAATGAAGTGTAAAAAATACATTATATTTCATTTTCATCATCACACTAATACAAGCAGGTAATAATGTCCATTCTCCCCAAGGTAGGTTATTTTTTTTCATATATATCGTCTGTATTATACTCCGTTGTGTCCGGCATAACGCTTTTTTTATATAAGTCGTAGGCTTGTTTGGCTGCTTGAATACTTTCATTGTAAAATGGAAAGGGGATTTCCTTCTTGGAAGAAGACCCCGCTAAATTATTATACTTTTCCGCCCAAGCACCAAAGGAACACGACTCGAAATGAAGGACGTGTAATGTATCAAACGGTATTTCTGTATTCTCCCCCTTCCCACTATATTTGAATTCGTGTGGTCCATTCGCAAATACCCCATCCTCTGTTCGTGCTACCGCTTTTCCGTTCGCATAGGAACGGCATTTCGCACCGTTTTTACATTTTAAAAACCGTTTCGCATCAAAACACGTTGTTTCGGTTCCGTCAAATACAGCCTCCGCGTTTTCTATTCTTGCCCACTTCGTATTTTTGTCGAATGTATTCAATACACTAATATCTCCCTCTAGTAATTCATCTGTGTCTATGTGAAACACCCACTCTATTCCTTTACTGCGAGCTACCGGTATCATTTTGTCAACGAATTCACTTTGTCTTTCTTGAAGAGTATGGTAATTGTCCGTTCCGGTTTTTCCCAATTCATATGTTATGTCTTTCTGGGATTTCAAAAAATCCTCCCAACCATCTGAATTTTCCATCCGCACAAAAAAATGTTGAATTCCTAAATCCCGATGATAGGTTAACCATTTCGGAAAATCCACCGGGTTTTTCGCCAAAAATACAATACCGCATTTCGGGGGAGACGCATGACTATTCATTCCTTCCTGTATTTTTCTTTCTCCCATTTCATAATGGTTCATAACAGTATCTGCGTTGTTTTGATATATCCACCATCCTAGCATCCATAATAAAATACATACAATGAATACCCCTATCCAGATCATGATAGAACGTATATTCCAATTTTGTTTTACCATTACCATATGTATGTATGTATGAGCTATAAATATTACTATATTGGGAGATTTTCTGTTTTTCTATATTTCACACTACATACGTGCTATATTTTTTATCAAACTCTGTTCAGGCGTCAAATGATATATTTTGCCCCGCACCTTTTTATCCGTATATTGCCGCAACACCAATTCCAAAACAATACACAATCCAATTTTCGAAAACTCTTTATCCGTATTTTCAGCAGTATACCGTTCTTCTCCCACCACTTGGTTTAGTATTTTAATAATATCCGTTTTTCCGGCACTGTCGATACGCGCCCCATTGTTGTTGCGTTTCTGTCTCAAATCTTTAACTTTATACACCATCTCTTTCTTTTTGAAATCAATAACAAACCCAATCATTTCATTGATTTGGGAGGTGGGAACATTGTATTTTCCTAAATCATCCACAAACAGATTGTAATCATATGTTTCTCCCAATACCCATTCTGGTGAAGAGCCATCCATACTTCGTATCCATAACTCTATGGCTTCCCCATTCGGAATAAAGATACCTATTTTATTCTGACGAGTATTCGTCATTATCTTTTGTTGAAAATAATGTTTGACTTCGGTTTCTAATGCGGGAGAAACAATATAAGTATTTTCTCCCTCTGGACCATACAAATAGTTCAGTAATACCAATCTGTCTTCCGTCATCAACATATCCAACGCATGATGTAGCACGTATTTTTGTATTTCTGTAGCAGTAAACCCATACACTGATTGTAAATGAGATAAGACGGTGTGAAAATGTTTATACCAATCCGTGGTTTTCTTTAGCACCGATTTGGTTTCCGTCTCCCGTTTTTGTTCTAAAAGTGTTTGAATAATGGTTCGGTATTTCGCCGGAAGTGTTCCCTCTTTCGGTGCTTCCTCCGCCATCTCCTCTTTCGTTTTTTCTTCAAAATGTACTTCTTTTTGTTCCTCTTCGGGAGATTTAGGCGGTTCCACTTCTTGTTCAAACGCAGAAACAGATTTCGGAACTTCCAATATCAATTTCTCCCTACGATAATCTACCGGAACACTGCGATCAAACACCGATGCTTGTTCATCTGTTATTTCGATGGGTTGAAACAAATAATACAAGTCGCGATTGACTAAATATCCGTATCGCTGATAAGCGTCCACCAACGAATGTTTATTATCGATGAAATCCGTTAATACAAAAAAGATTTGTTCTAAAGGAAACGTTTTGCGATAATTAATCATCTTTATCAATTGTTCGCGCGAATAGGAGGATTGTTCGCGATATAGTTGGCGAATGCGATTGCTGATATACTGATAATTAGAATGGGCATATTCTGTATTATACGTGGATGTTTGTATTTGTTCGGGAGAAAGGGAAGTGTAGTTGCGACATTGGAATTCGCATGATGCCATATAATCGCATATATCGGTAAATGGTTGGTCGCCCACACGATACTTTATGGTTTCTCCTGTAGACAAATCTTGTTGGATGTTGCGATTGCGTTCGACCGTCTCCAATTTCTCCGCCGTAAAATTGGATTGGCCGACATTTAGGATACAATCCACCGCCGTTTCTTTGAGGATACGCGTTATTTTTCCGATTTGTAATGCTTTTTTCTCCGCCACACGATACACATACAAATCCGCGGGTTCTTCCAATACCGCATTTTCTGTTTCTATTTCTGTATTCTCCCTATTTCCCAAAGAAATATCTGTATTATCGATTTCCATTCGGGTCGCATGCATGTATATTTGGACATTCCGTTGGGAGAAAGGAAGTCGGCAATGGCTCATATTACGCACCGCGCGTCCAATGATTTGTTCCATACGGTTCATGTTATACCACGGCTCCAAAATATGGACCTGACGGATATTCTTGAAATCCAGACCCTCTGACCCTGAACGAGTTATCAAAACCACGCGGATTTTGGAACCGTCGGCATTGTCGGATGCGGTGATGTATTTCATTTCTTGTTTGTTATTGGGAGAAAAATACTTGTCTCCCGAAATAATAACATATTTCGCGGGATGGAAGGCAGCGGCGGCAGACGTTCCCATTTCTCTGCGAGTTAATCCGGTTAGTGCGTCTACGGGTTCAGTGGGCGGGGTTTTGAATAAAGATTGTGTATATGATGCGGAGCCGAACCGGGCGAATCCCATTTCTTCCAATGCTAATGACATAGGAATAACACCGCCATCGATGAACTGCGAATATAGAATGACTATTCCCTTGGATTTACGAATGGTGTCGCAGATATTGGCGATTTTATGACTATATTTAGGCAACTGTTCGGGAGAAAACACACGACCGTATTTTTCCAAGATTTCCGGACGATATTCGTAATTGCATTTTATCATATTGGGTTTAGTCAACGTTTCGTATGTCATGATTTGATTTAGCCCTTTTTCACCCACCGACATGGCTACCACATCGCGAATGGTTTCCGGTTCCGCAAACACATCTTCTGGAACCCCGCGTTCATATTTCTGTAGCCATTGTTCCACGGAGGGAGAAGGGTACACTATATTTAGCATTTCCAATGGCATCTGTAATAGTGTATATCCGAACGTGTCCATATTTTCAAACGACGGCATATTTCGTATCAATTCTCCCGTGGCTTTAGAATATACGTCATACTCTTTTCTGCGCAAATATTCCATCAAGAAACGGTATGCTCGGGATTGATACGTGCTGGTTTTCATAGGGTGAACATATACATTTACGTGTTTGAGCGGCTCTTCCACGGGCTTGCCATTCATTTGTGTTTCTGGATACACCATTTGTGAAAGAGAATGTTCGGGAGAAAAATGTTTCGGATAAATGCGAAAAGGGAAAATATAGGGATTTTCTCCCCGGACATACGAAACATAACCCGTGAGTTTACGTATCAGACATTCCTCACCACTCTCTTCGCGCTGGTTGGTTTTGGGTTTGAATTCGCCTTTTACATCAAAAATGTCGCGGAGTTGGACGGTGGAACGTTTATCGTTCAAGTTCATCAAGTTGATTAGCCACACGATTTCTTCATAGGAATTGAACATGGGGGTAGCGGACAATAACAACAAACGCATATTGTTGGAATATTTAGCAACTTTCATTAAAAGTGCCGAAACGGGAGAATTGGCTTTGTTTTCTTCTGTCAGACGAATATTGTGTACTTCGTCAATAATAACCAAACGATTATTGAACACACGGCGAATGGCGCGGATTTCTTGTGCGCGGACTTCTTTTTCTGTTAATCCCAACCCGGCCGCATCGATGTTTAGGATAGAATGAATGAAGTTGGCCAATTGTCCATACCCCATGAATTCGTAATACTGGTTGATAATGGATTGTATGTTGGAAATGATTTTCTCCCTTGGCATATTGTTTAATAATCCGGGGGTGATTTCCTTTAGGAGAGAATTCCCTACACAGGACTCAATATTCCACGTATATTCGTTGGGATTGTTTGGGTTGACAATTTGTTGTAGCGCGGTTTCGTCGAATAATTGTCGGCGGAAATTGCCCTGTAAGTTGGGAGAAGCAACTATGAGGATTTTTTCTTTGATACCTACTTGTTTCATATATTTGCGCATTTCTTCTGCGATACTAATCGCACTACACGTTTTACCCGAACCCAGAGAATGATACAAAAGCAGACTATTGTAGGGTGTTTGGAAAGACAAAAAGTTTTTGACAAAGAGTTGGTGGGGGAGAAGTTCAAATTTCGCATTACACATTTCGTTCGCTCGTGCTTCTATATCGTGGACAGTTCCGTCGTATTGTGTATCGTGGAATTCCTTTTTGCTGGCGATTTTCACATTGAAAAAGGGGTCATCTAATTCTGGATATAGGAAACTGTATTTGGCATGGGGGGAGAACCCTTCTTTTTGGTTGCGGACATAATCCGTTCTCTCCCTTTTTTTGAGAAGTTCATTGAGTTGTGTATTGGTGGTCGGGGGCAAGACGGGCATATTCGTTTTTTTGTCTGGCGCGGGGGGCAGCACTTCGGGTTCTTTAACGGGAGAAACACGGGGCGATTTAGGTGGTTCAGTAGAAAGATGAAACACAGGAAGTTGTCGTCTGAGTTCGTCTAATATAGGTTGATTGGTTAACCTAGCGGAAGATATTTTAGGGGGTATTTCGGGAGATGGTGCGGGCTTATTCTTTTTTTCAGTGGGGACACAGTCTCCGTTTTTGTTTTTTCGTGTTCCACGCGGGCACCGTTTTCTGACGACTTCTTTTTGGGGTTCGTTTTCATCCGATACAACAAACGGTTCGTTTATGATTTCTTTCGGTATTTTTAATTTCAGCTTTTTGCTCATACTTATTATTACGATAGGACAGTATATATAAAATGTATATTTTATGAACGTTTCGAATACGCATAGCATACTACAATAACGATAAATGAAACATGGATGGATGTCTATACTATAGACAATAACGTGTATAGTATAGTGTGGGTTGCGATTGTTCTGTTCTGTTTTGTTCTGTTCTATTATGGGGATAACAAAGGGAGAATAGTACGAATGTCTGTATAGTTATAGTTATGTCGCGAATAAAAGATAATTGGTCAATGATTGGTGTATAAGCGTCAACATTTTCGTTTTTTCTAAATTGTAATAACGGATATTTTTCATACATTGTTCATACGTTTTCCATTCCATACCGCTGATTTCGCTTTTCTGATACGATTTCATTTTTAAAGAAGTATCGTATTTCATATAGGTCAAGTAATATTTATGGCGGTACGACTTGTAATTGGAACCCATAAATGTTTCTTCGTACGGAAACACATTATGTAATGGAACCAAATCTTCTTCCACATACCCCGTTTCTTCGCAAAATTCGCGCACAGCGCAAGGGAAATCGCGTTCCTGGTTGTTTCTACGGCCTTTCGGAAACCCCCATTCTGCCTCTTCCCATTTGTCGGTGGTATTGCTTTCTTCTACCATTTGCTGAAGAGTTATCAGTTTTCCCTGTATTAACACACCGTTTGTTAGCGACGCAAACTTCTCCGAAGACACATTCTCTTCCATACGATATTGTTCAGAGTGTTCAGGCGTCTCATTATCTCCCCATAACTCTTTCCATAATTCCGAAAAAGGGAGACACAACAATCGTTCTTTTTCCCGACGCGTCATTTGTTTCAGCATGTTCATAATGTAATTTTTGTTGTATAATGAATATTTTCCGCGCATAAAATCCACGAACCCTAAAGTATCCTTTCTGCGCACCATTAAATATTCGATTTGGTGTTCGGGAGATAATCGGAACGCGATAATACCATAACTGGTAATGGGTGTTTTACAATGACTGAACAAATGTCCCGATTTCCCGCAATTATTACAATATGTTTGGTTCATCTCGACGCTGAAGTTGGGGTTTATTATTCCAAACTGTTTATATAGTTTGTATCATAATGAGTAATACCTTTCTCCACCACCGAAAACAAAAGATGGAAGCCGAAACGTGGGGTCCGCATTTATGGTTTTTCATACATACGTTGGCGTATTGCTACCCCGATACACCCAATGAAGTAACCAAACGGAAATACTATGATTTCATACAGAACTTACCTCTTTTTATTCCCGACGAAGAAATGGGAAACAAATTCGGGAGATTGTTAGACAGATATCCCGTTTCTCCCTATTTGGGGAAACGCGAGTCCTTTATTCGTTGGGCAAATTTCATTCATAACAAAATCAATGTCCATTTAGGAAAAGAAGAAATGTCATTATATGATGCCCACAAGAAATACGAGGAACAATATCTCCCGCAAAAACAATTGTTGTTTCGCGATACGTGGATGAACAAGTATATTGTGTATAGTAATTTTGCGATTATATTGGCATTGGGCGTTGCCGTAGTTATGGCCTTGGAATAAACAAAAAGACCGATATATAGTATATACTTTAGTGGCTATGCGCATCGAATGGTGGTTGCTATTAGGAACGGGTCTTATCATGGCCAACATTTATACAGAAGGGAAAATGTTAAAACACGCAATGTCTTACAAAAAATATTATCAAATGGCGGGCGTGGCGATGGGTGGACTCCTTTTGTATTTTATGATACGAAAAAATCCCCTACACGCCCAACAAATCATCGCGTCGTCGAATGAGTATTTGAAATATTTGCCGGTGGACAGAAACACATCCAGTATGTTGAACCCCATTTTGGATTTCACTTCCAAATATTCGGGAGGTTCAGCTTTGCCTGCTTCTCCCTATTCGGAGAATAACAGCCTACCTATATTAAATGTTTCCCATTTAGGTGGCGGCGGCGGAGGCGGACATATGTCCGCCGCGGAACACAAGATAATGAATTCGGGAGGCAAGGGAACCAAACGTTCAGTCAGCGAAACCAAGAAAAAATGGGTGGCGGCCAAACAGAGCTGGCGGTGTGGTAATTGTCAAAAACAACTTCCTCCGTGGTTTGAGGTCGATCACAAAATTCGGTTGGAACACGGCGGAAGTAATCACGTAGACAATTTAGTTGCGCTGTGCCGCGATTGCCACGGGGAGAAAACGGCCATAGAAAACCTATGATGATAAGGCGCGGCGAATGATATATAAACCATATTATATATTATTGTGAAGCGTTTGTATTGATGAATACAAATACAAGTAAAACAAGCACGACGAGCGGCAACGCAACCGGATCCAATATCGGCATTCGCATGAAACAAAAATACAAGACTATTTTCGCGTATTTCTGTATTTTATTGGCAGTTATTTCTGTTATTTTGTATTACACAAACAAGAAAACGAATTTATCGGCCGGTTCGAAATATTACACATATCTGTTGTTTATTATTATTCCGATTTTAATAGGAATTATCACATTAATGACAGACACTATAACAAATGTATCTAACCTGATTATTCCGATGTTAGCGATGATTTCCGCAATTTTATTTGCGTATTATGTATTGGCCGAATTGAGCGACCAAGTGTGGGGTATTGTTAATTTTATATTGTTGATTTTGTTTATTTTATTGGCACTTGCGATAATATATAAATTATTTGTTCGTTATTTGAACACGTTTACCGGATGGTGGGGATTTATTGTAAAATTCATATTTTATATTCCGTGTTTAATAACAGACTTTATTGGATATCTAATACATGATTTTAACAATACACCTAAGATTATTGGCATCGTTTTCCTATTACAGGTATCCGTCATTCTATTGTATTTTCTGGTTCCATACATTTATCGACTGTTAAAGTCAGCGAATATAATAACATTAGTACACAAGCCCATATATTTAACTCGACGAAGTATTGTTTGCGACAATGATATGTTAAAGAAAAACGAACCTTTTTTTTGGTTTAGGAAAAAAATTCAGCGCGACCTTATTTACCCGAATGGTAATAATGGCGACTTATACCTGAAAAATTACAGCATATCGATGTGGATATTTGTAAATGAAGATAACGGCGGCAGTTCCAAGGAATTGCCTTTATTTAGATACGGAAATTCGCACACACCTGAAGTATACGGAAAACCGTCCATTACATTTAATCCAAACAGCCGCGATAAAAATCACAAATATTCGGTATATTTTAGCGACAGAAACGCGAATGATTACTCGCAGTACGATTTTTCTTTAATTCCGCAAAAATGGAATTACGTAGTCATAACATATAATAACAATATTGTGGATTTCTTTTTAAATGGCAAACTAGAGACATCATATCGATATAAGAAAACGGAAGAAGAACCACAATTTAGCAATTTACCGGAATATACATTACAAGATAATATTACAGTCGGATACGGAGGACCAGACACGGTAGAACGGGGAATAAACGGCGCAATTTGTAATGTGGAATACCGAAAAATACCCATGACGAAAACGGAGGTTCAATCGAACTATAAAATATACAAAAACACAAATCCACCGGTGAATTGGTAGGTATCGTCTATTCACCTGGAT